GACGGCGGTCAGCGCGCCGGCCGCCGTGGCGATCGCCGCCAGCGTGGAGACGGCGGCGCCGGCCGCCGGCGACCAGCGCTTGAAGGTCGCCTCGAAGCGGAGCCCGCGCAGGAAATCGTCGGTGACCGTCAGTTCGGCGCCGCTCTCGTCGAGGATGCAAGCCCGCGCGCCGAACAGCGGATGCACCAGCGTGCCCGGCCCCGGCGCGTTGAATGCCGCCTCCAGCGCCAGGCCGCGGGCGGCGACGTCGTCGCCGAGGATGTAGCCGGTCACCCGGATCGGGCCGTTGGCCCGGCCGAGATCCTCGAAGATCGTGCGGTCGCTGCCCGGCAGGTCGAAGCCCATCAGCCGCCGGCCGGCCGGCGTCCGGAAGTCGGGCACGTGGAAACGGATGCCGCGCCAGGAGGCGACGAGGGTGCCGCGCACCGCGACGAGCCGATCCATCATGGCCTCCCGCCGTTGACGCCGCGATCGGTGACGATCGGCACGGCCGGGTTGGTCGACGTCGTCGAGGTCACCGCGCCCGGCCCCTCGACCTTGACGGTGATCTGGCCGCCCACTTCGGTTTTGGCCGCTGGTGCGTAGGGATTGTAGCCGGGCGTCGGCTTGGCGGTGCCGTAGGCGTTATAACCAGGCGCGGCCGTCGACGGCGAGGGATTACTCGCCGAACTCAACCACTTCTGGAAACTGCCGTCTTCGTCGCCTTTTTTCGAGGGATCGAAGCCCCAATGCTTAAGCATCCATGCGTCGATCGACGACGTGCCCCCCCAAAGGTTACCCTTGGGATCGGTATAATCCAGAGCCTCAGCGGTAAGCCATCCACCGAGAAGTGGAACGCCAACTGCTCTGAACAGACCCGCCAGCAAACCTCCGGCCGCTGCGGCCGCAGGTTTGGTAGCCGGGTTTTGGGCTCCGCCCGGAAAGCCGGCGAGATTGAGCGCCGTCCGCCCCGCTGCCAGCAACGATATCGTCTGAAGGATAGCCGACCCCAAATCGATGATCTTCGGGGAGACACCATCAAGTGCGGAGATCATGCCGTTGAGCTTTTCGCCGACCCAGCCGAATGCGGTAATTGCGGTTGTCGTTACCTCCGACATGCGGCGCATCGCCTGCTCGAATTGCTCGAAAGCGCTCTGCTGCTGCCGCTCCGGCCCGGCCATCCGCGTCGCGAAGGCATCGTTGGTGGCATCCAGGCCGGCCGCGTTGATCTGGTCGCGCAGGCTCTTGTACTCGTCGCGGTGCAATAGGTAGGTGGCCAGGAAGGTCTTGGACTGCATGTCCGGGAACAGCTCGCCGAGCTTGGACGCCTCGATCGCCGAGGTCACCCGCTCCCGCACCAGCTGCTCGGTGTCGCCCTCCGATAGACCCCGTTTTTTGGCCTCGGCGACCGCTTTGTCGGCGGCACTGCCGGCATTGGTCGCCTTGATCACCTTGGCGAGCGTCGCCTCCACCGGGTCGATGCCCTTGGCGGCGGCATCCTGGAGCACCTTGGGCATGTCGATGCCCGCCTCCTCCATGCGTTTGTTGAAGGCCGGCCCGGTCGATTGCGACAAGAAATTTTTGAAGTTGTTGGCGGCGGTCGCCGGGTCGCCGGCGCCCATCTGCGAGATCTGCAGCAGCGCGCCGATGCGGCCGACCGCCCCCTCGCCCTTGGAGCCCATCGACGCCATCAGGGGCGCCAGCTCGGGCAGATACTGAGCCATGGATTTAAGCTCGAAGGCGCCGAGGCGGCCGGCCTCGTAGAGCTTGGCCAGGGCCGCCTCCATGCGGTCGGCCCCAACGCCGAACGACTGGAACAGCGCCTTGGAGGTGGTGGTCATGTCCTCGAGCGCCGCGTTGGCGGCCGTCGCCACCTTGGCGATCTGCGGCACCATGGTGGTCGAGGCGTCCTCTGGAAGGCCGGCGCCGATCAGCGCATTCTGGGCGCCGACGATGTCCTGCGAGCGCTGGCCGACCGCCTTGGCCGTCGCCTGCGCCCAGGTTTCCGTGCGCTTGATCCAGCGCTCGGCGTCGTCGCCGGCCTTGCCGAGGATGATGGCGGTGTCGCGGACCGAAGAATCGAAGGCGGTGAGCGACCGCAGGCCGGCGGCAAAACCGCCGGTCATCACCAGCCCGAGTGCGCCGAGCCTGTCGGAGATGGCGCCGATCGCCCGGCCGACGCCGGCGAAGATGCCCACGGCCCGGCCGCCCCAGGAGCGGATCTTGCCGAGCACGCCGTTGAGCTTGCCGCCGAGATCGTCGCGGAGGCGCAGCACGACCTGCATGACCATGTCGCGCGCCGCCATGTCGCCTCCCTATTTTTGTTTGCTGGCCCACTCGAAATGCAGCGACAGGCAGGAAATCCAGAAGCTGACGCGGTCATCCGTCATCGCCAGGATGGATGCCTCGGAAAAGCCGGTGTTGGCGGCGAGATAGCCGAGCCGCCGGCGGCGATCGCCCTCGTCGCCGTTAAAAAAAGGTGTCGAGCACCTCGCCGGCCCGCGTGATGTCGGCGGTGTCGAGCTTGTCGTAGAGCGCCTTGACGATCGCGTTGTGCTTGCGCATCGAGCGGGCCATCAAGACGATATTAGCCGTCTCCTTGGATGCGGCGCGGATGGCGTTGTAGTCGGCCCCATTGAGCCGGTGCAGGATCAGCTCGCCGTAGCGCTCCTCGCGCACGCCGCCCTGGCTCTTGACGGTGACCGTCCGGGGATAGAGGAGCGGCAGGGTCACCGAGCCGTCCTCGTTGAGCACGGCGCCCCTCGGCAGCTTCTTCAGCTCGTCGGTTTCGGTTTCGACGGCTTCGACGCCCTCGGGCACGACGACGGCCGGCGTCGGCTTGTCGGCCTCGTCGAGGTCGACGACGATCTCGGTGCTGGTGTTGTCTCGCGCGGTCATCAACTGATCTCCTCGTACTCGCCGAAGCCCCACTTGAGGCCGACCTTGCCGCCGTCGCCGCCGGTGTAGTCGGGCCGGTCGGTCATCCAGGCGGCGTAGGCGACGATGGTCTGGCCGGTGTCGCAGTGGATCTGCAACTCGCCCTCCTCGGTGGTGTAGACGTCCGACGCCCGCTGCCCGCGGGCCAGGAGCGTGGTGATTTCCAGGGTCGAGGCGACGAACTCCTGGCTGCGGGCGGCGCCACGGCCATAGGGGTTGGTCTTGTTCTGGAGGCCGCCGAGCAAGAATTTGGCGCCGGGCTCGACGGCCAGTGTCTTACCCATCCAGACGACGTCGATGACGCCAAGCGACTGAGACATGATGCCCTCCTGTATCGCGTGCGCCCGAAAGGTGGTTACCGGCTTTCGGAGCGGCGCTCGCGCGGGGATGGACCTGACGCCGGCGGCGTCAGGCGTCGAATTCGAGTAGGCCGGCGAGCACGATCATGTTGCCGGCGATCTTCACCGGCTGCCGGCCGCTGAGCCTGTTGTCATCGCTGCCGTCGATTTCGAACAACGAGTTCTCACGGGTGTGAGCGATGTCCTGGATCCACACGGCGTCGAGATACTTTTTCGCCCTGGCCATCCAGGTGCCGAGCATCTTGCGCGGCGTCACCACGCTGTTGTTGGTGTCGAGGGCTTTCGCGGCCGGCGAGGCGTCCGCCACCAGCTTGGCGCGCGGATAGAGGCTGGAGACGTAGGTATTCCAGTCGTAGCGGATGCGGCTCATGGTCTTGGGCACCATGATATCCAGCCACGCCTCGTCGTCGACGCCGGCCGAGGTCCGCTGGTAGGTGGTGACCACGCGGTTGACGACGACGCTACCGTCGTCGAGCCGGTCGAAGGTCGAGAGCCCTTTGTTGAGCAGGAGGTTTTGCTCCGTCTCCGTGTAGCAGTCCTCGGTCTTGGGCGCCTTGAGGCCGGCCAGCACCAGGCTGCCGAGCTGGCGGGCCGGATCGTCGGTGAGATGGCGCGCGGCGATCGCCGCCATGACCGCCGCCCACTCCCAGGGCGCATTCGGCGCCGCCTTGGCGGCGATCGCCGACACGAACGGCGAATTGCGCGTCGAGGACCAGGTGGTCGCCGTCGCATAGGTGGCCGACAGGCCGACATAGGCGTGGGCGTCGAGCTTGGCCATGGCGTCGTAGCGGCGCCGCATCTCGGCGTCGACCAGCGCCATGTTGGCGGCGTCCGACCACTGGACCGCGAAATCCGTGATCCACTCGTTGATGACGGCGTCGAACACGCCCTGCACGGACGGATCGGTGGCGCCGGCCGTGGTCTGGCCGACGGCGACGGCGATGCCGGCCGGCGTCGTCTCGTCGTCGTTGTAGTTGAGGCGCAGGTCGACGGCCGAGCCACAGGTACCCTTGGCCTTGGCCGTCAGCGTCACGACGCCGGCGGCGGCCGCCGCCGTGAACAGCAGCGACGTCTCCTCGTTGACGGCGGTGGCGATCGCTGTGGCGATGGTCGCCACCGTGTCGACGCTGGAGACGCCGACGGCAAGGCGCTTGCCGCCGATGTAGAGCGCCAGCGTGCCGCTGTCGGTGGGGGCGCCGGTCACGGTGATGGTGCGCACGGCGGCGACGGCGCCGGCCGCGTCGGCCACGCCGACGGCCCAAAGCTCCGACACCCTGTTGACCGTCCGGAAGGCGGCGACCATCTGCGCCAGGGGCGAGCCGGCCCCGAAATAGGCCGGTGCCTCGGTGTCGCGGGTGATCGGCTTCTTGACGAGCGCCGCCGCAGTGGCCCCGGCCGCCATCTGGCCGACGATCAGCACCTTGGTCGGGTAGTCGTAGAGGCCGCGCCGGTCGTAGCGCGGGCGGATCTCCGCATAGACGCCCTTGCGCTTCCAATTGTACGGGATCTGGTCGAAGGAAATGGACGGCGACGCCATGGCGGTCAGCCCTTCTTCTTGGGTTCGGCGGCGGCATCAGTCGCCGCCTCGGTGATGACGACATCGCCGTCGGCCGCGCGGCGGCGCCAGAACAGCGTCAGCTCGGGCACGGTGATGCCGGTCTCCGGCACCTGGCGGCCGTCCGGCCCGATCAGGACGAGGTCGGCGGACGCGGGCTTGATGACGTACATGGATCAGCTCTCCAGGGTGATGACGCCGGCGCCGGCATCGGCGCCGTTGGCAAGCCAGCTACAGCCGAGCCGTAGGAGATCGGCGAGCGTGGCGCCGGCGATGCCGTCGCCGACGATGATCGGCGCCTCAACCAAAAGACGGGCGATCGCCATCGTGTCGTCGGCCCACTCGGCCTTGGCGATCTCGCCGATCTCGCTCACCCGCAACGTGCCCACGTCGTCGATCGTGTGGCCGTGCAGCAGATAGCTCGCCGCGGTGACCATGCCGTAGAGGCCGACGCCGCGGGCGTCGCCGAGATAGCGGCGCGAGATCTCCGCATTGTCGACGATGAGGTAGATCGCAAAGACCGCGTCGCCCTTGACGACGCGCGTCGCGCCCGGCTTGGGCTCGATGCCGACCCAGGCGATGGCGATGCACGGCTTGCGCCGTGTCACCCGCTGCCACTCCCCCTTGGAGGGCGCCGGCGACATCATCTGGAGGTCGAACAGGCTCGGCCCGAACACCGTGCGGAGCCGGCTCGAAATCTCCTCGAACAGCCGATGCAGTTGGGTCCGGGGTTCGGGGAAATCCATCAGACGATCCCCCCGTAGCGGCCGGACAGGATCATCGGCTCGCGGTCCTGGACACACGCGCCGCTGTCGGCGCCGGCGGCGTCGGGGACCGAGCTGCCGTCCTCACTCGACGAGGCGCCGGCCACCAGCACCTTGCCGTCGGCGACCTTGCCGAGCCAGGCGACCGTCTCCTTGCGCGCCTCGATCATCTGGGTGGTCGGCTCGCGGCCGTCGCCCTGGGCCAGTTCGTGTCGCGCGATGGTCAGCACGGCCGACACCACCTCGAGCGGCGGGTCGGCGAGCGGCACCTGGTAGCGGGCGCGCAGGTAGCTGTCGACCAGCGCCGTGGCGATCCCGAGCGCCACCTCGCAGCGCGCCGCGTCGACCGCCACCTCGGCGCCGTAGGCGGCGCTGAGGCGGGCGATTTCGGTGTCGCCGTATCGGTCGATCAGATGCTGGGTGGTGGCGTAGGACATGGATCACTCGGCCTTCTTGGCCTTAGACTTCGGCGGCCTGGTCTCGGCGGTCGCCGTTTCGGGCAGAGCCTGGTCGGCCGGCGGGGCGGCATCCGTCGCGCCGCTCCCGTCCGCCTCACCGGTTTCAGGCGCCAGCGAGGCGGGGCCAGCGGCCGACGTATCCTCGCTCGCGGCCTGGGCACCCCTGTCGGGCTCCGGCTCTGCCGTCTGGGGCTTGGCATCGGCGATGCCGGACGGAGCCCCCTCGGGAGTATCCTTGTCGCCGACCATCCAGGCGGGCGCCTCGTCGAGCGTCGCGTCACCGGTCGCCAGATCCTCGTCGAGAGGGACGGTGTCGCCGATCTCAAGGACGCGGCCGGCGCGATAGGTGCGGGAAACGGCGATGTAGGTCTTGATGGCCATCGATTTGCTCCTTTCCAGGGCGCCGCGCGCGGCGCCCTGGGAAAGAGCGGCGGGGCACCGCCCCGCCGCAGCCGATCGCCCGACGCGAGACAGATCAGGCGATAGGCGTCCTGTATTTCAGGCGAAGGCATCCTGGATAAAATAGCCGACGTCCTTGGCAGAGACGTGCTCGCGCACCCGTTCGCCAACGCGGATCACCTCGCCGCCCTTGAGGCCGACGTTGGTGTCGAAATAGGTCATCGCCACCGGGCCGCCGCAGTCGGCGGTGAAGCCAAAGGTCGGCGCCGTGCCGCCGGGGCCACCCTCGGGATTGATGTGGATGAGCGCGATGTGCTTGCCCCACACCTGGCCGATGTTGACGTCCTGGCCGGGCGCCGCCGCATTGAGCTGCCCCTCGCCGACCAGCAGGCCCTTAAGCTCGAACAGCTCGATGAACTGCTCGCGGGAGATCATGCCGTCGCCGGAGATACCGCCCTTGACCGCCTTGATGAGACGTGGATGCCCCCGGAGCTTGCCCCAACCGTACTTGGAGAGCACAGCATGCGTCGGGCGGGCGATGAAGGTGCCATCCAGCGCCGCGTTGATCACGCCGATCGGGTCGGAGTTGGCGTAGTCCGAGATCTGGCTGGTGCCGGCGAGTTGCACCTTGCGATTGGCGGCATAGGTGCCGGGCACATGGACGATGTCGGCGACGCGCTTTTCGCGGGCGATCTGCTTGATCGCCGCGAGGCCGGTGGTGGCGCGCACGCGCGGATCGTAGCCGGTATAGCCGGCGCCACGCTGGGCGGCGGCGTCGTCCTGGTCGGTCTGCGGGATCGACGACTCCCAGCCGTAATCCTCAACCGACGAATCGACCTTGCTGGCCGCAAACTCGATGCGGGGCGTCGCGCCACGGCGGCCGAGCTTGCCGTTGGGCGCCGAGAAGTCTTCAAGGCCATAGACGTCGTAGCGAAACGCCGAGGCGGTGGATACGCGCGGCAGCACCTCATCGGCGATCAGCGCCGAAACGGGGTTGGTGTAGCCGATGGCGATCGCCGTCAGCACGGGATCGACCACAAAGGGACGCGGAGAGGCCATGGTGTATTACTCCTTAGCCCTGGACCGCGCCGGGCAGGACGATGACGTCGATGATGTCGCCGGCGACGCCCGACGACAGCGCGAAGGCGCCCGTCTGGGCGTTGACGCCGGCGGCCGGGGCGGCCGGGATGGCCTTGCCGTCGGCGTCGGCGGTCAGCTTGTTGCCGCGGGTGACGGCGCCGCCGCAGGTGATCTTGGCCGGCCCGAGCAGTGTGACGTCGATCATGTCGCCGGCCGCGCCGCCGAGATCGGTGACGCCGATGATCGGATCGGTCGAGGCGGCGGCCTGGGCGATGGCGTCGGCCGCCGCGAACTTGGCAAACCGCTTGCCGGCGACGGCTGCCGAGGCCGCATAGCCCTTGATGGTGCGCATGGGATCAGCCTCCGGACACGGCAAGCACGCAGTCGGCCCAGGCCTTGCCCGGATGCTCGCGCTGGTGCAGCGTCGCCTTGGTGACGATGTCGCCGACGTCGGTGACGTCGGCGGTCGGGTTGGCGGCCTGCCGGCGCGCCGGGTCGATGCCCCCCGAATGGACCGACGCCAGGGCGTTGATCTCCGTCTCGACGGCAGCGGGGTCCTTGGCGTGGCGGGTGATGTAGTGGTCGCGCAGCGCCTTGATCGGCTTGCCGTCGCGGATGGCGCCGTCGACATAGGCCACGGCGCGCGTCCTGGCGTTGTCAGCCCGGAGCGTGTCGAGCTGGCTCTGGAGCGTCACCACCGTCTCGGCGAGCTTGGTGCTGTCGCCGGCCGCCTCGGCGGTCTTGACCACCTGGTGGATGTGCACGACCAGCTCGTCGGGCTTGGCGTCGGCCTTGGCGCCGGCGGCGGCCGCCAGCGTGGCGATCGTCTTGGAGTGGGTTTCGACCTGGTCGAGCGACGTGCCGATCGCCGCCGCGATGGCGGCCTCGTCGGCATCGGCCGTCAGACCGAGGCGCGCCAGCAGGGATGCGGGGAGCGACATCGTGTCCGCCTTGTGATGCAGGGTATGGAGAGGGAGGTTGGGATCGTTGGTGAGCGAGGCTCGGGCGATCGCCCTGACCTCGGCCGGCGACGACTTGGTGACCATCATGGCCGGCGAGACGCCGCGATAGGCTTGCTCGGCCATCAGGCTCTTGCCGGTCGCATTGAGTTCGACACGCCCCCAGATGCCGTCCGGCCGCGCCTGCATCTCGACGATCCAGCCGCGCGCCGGCGCCGGCAGCCCCTTGGGAGCGGCGAGGTCGGTCGAGTGGCACTCGTCGAGCAGCACCTTGCCGCCGGCCATCGACGCGGCGATCACCGCCCCGGCATCCTTGAGGACATAGGGGCCGCGGCCGTCGGCGCCGACAAACCGGCCGGCCGGGACGAGGTGCATCCACGGGTCGGAGCCGTCGGCGAGGCCGGCGGCGTTGATGTCGAGGATGAGGGTCGCAGGGGTCTCGCTCATGGCCCGCCGACCATGCGACGGGCACCCCCTCCGATACACCCCTGCGGCGGCAGGGGTGACCGCGTCTCCGGCCGCTGCGATCGATCGACGATGGGAAGGGTTTTAAAACGAGTTTCAAACGGGGCAAACGGCCCGTGGAGCCCGATCCGCTATCGGGAGGCTACACCGGGCCGCCCCAGCCGGCAATTGCCCTCAGCGGCCGCCTGAGCGGGCGCGGATCAAAACTAGCTCGATCACGTCCCGGATCTCCTCCTGGTCCTCGGCGTCGAAATCGAGGTAGGGGCGCGCCGGGATGGTGACCTCTTTCGCGTGGTAGATCGCGCTCGCCATCGCAAACACCAGGTACTTGCCCGTCTTGGGCCGGATCACGCCGCCGAGCTGATGGATGCGGGCGTAGATGCGGTTGGAGCCGACGCGCACCTCGTCGCCGCCCACCGCGTAGGTGATCGAGCGCATCAGCATGCCCGAGGCGCGCAGGATGCCGGGGCCGCGCTTGATCGGCTCATAGTCCGGATGCAGAGATTTCCAGCCGACATGATTCGGGCCGGAGCCGCGGCGGAATCGGCCATGCCGGACGTTGACGAGCGCCATGCCGATCGGCGCCAGCATCCGCCGCGGCGCGCCGGCCATTGCCTGGAGGTCGCGCCTGACGGCCGCGTCGTCGATCCTGGCGATAAGCGACGCACCGGCCATCAGCCCTTGTCCTCCTTGCGGCGCCGCCGCGGCTGCGGGGACGGCTCGATGATCAGCGGCGGCTCATCGTCGGCCGGGTTGTAGGTCCTGACGATCTGGCCACGCTCGCGTAGCGGTGGCACCGCCGGCGCCGGCGGTGGCGGGCGATAGTTGGGGCCGGCCTGCATCACCGGGTCGTGCGGCACCTTGATCTCGCCACTGTCCTCCTTGCGGCGCCGCCGCGGCTGCGGGGACGGCTCGATGATCAGCGGCGGCTCATCGTCGGCCGGGTTGTAGGTCCTGACGATCTGGCCACGTTCGGGCAGCGGTGGCGCCGCCGGCGCCGGCGGCGGCGGGCGATAGTTGGGGCCGGCCTGCATCACCGCGTCGTGCGGCACCTTGGCCTCGCCGCGCCAGGCCTGGCCGGGATTGTAGGCAAAGCCGGGGTCGACACCCTTGGGGGTCGCCTGCGTCCTGGTCGACGACCGACCGACCAGCTTTTCGGAGATTTCGAGCGGCGGCGCCGGATCGGGGCCGGTCTTGCCCTGGCGGGCGAGACCGCGCGCCGTGATGCTCTCCACCATGCAGCCGCAGCCAAACCCGTTGGGCGGATAGTTGGTGCTCCACCAGGGATCGTCGGCCTTGAGCGTCAGGCCGCCCCAGCTCTTGTGGTCGAGGCGCGGGTGCGGATTGCCGGAGTGGCGGTAGACCCAGAATGGGAAGATCGCCAGCACGTCCGGATCGGTCTGCTGGGCGTAGCGGCCGGCCGCATAGGCCATGTTGAGATTGGTCTCGTAGATGGTCCGGATGCGCCACGCCTCGGTGCGGTAGTTGCCCTCACCGGTCCAGCCGTGCCAGCCGTGCTTGTCGACGATCGCGTAAAAATCCTTGCGAAACTCGCTGAGCGTTGTCCCCTGTTCGATCGCCTTTTGAATGGCCGTTTGAAAGTCCTTGACCAGCGCCTCGGTCGCCGCGCCCGCCACCATGAACGATCGCGTGTGGGCGGTCTCCCAGACGTCGGTCCAGCGTTTGGTCGGCACCGCCGTTTTTTGGGCCATGAAGTCGATGGCCTCCTGAAACGGCAGATCGACGGCGTCGAGGGTGGACTGCATCACCATCGGTCAGCGCTCGTCCTCGATCTCGTCCATCAGCGCCGCCTGGCCGGCGAGATGGGCCAGCGCCATGCCGCGCCGCATGGCGACGGCGAGATCGGTGGCGTCGAGCCGCAACGCCTCGAGGCGACTGAGCGCATCCGGCAGGCTCTCGGCCTGCATCAGCGCCATGCGGATCTCATCGGTGAGGCCGTTGAGGGCGCCGGCGGCGTCGCGCTCGAGGCGGTCGGTCAGCCGGTCGACCATCATCTCGCTATCCCGCCGGCGGGCGTTGAGCGCTCGCTGTAGCGTGGCGCCGATGGTCGCCGGCGGTTCGGCCGGCGCCGTCTTGCCGCCGATCACCTCGTCCTCGGGCTCGGGGTTGCTGACACCGAGCCGGCCGCGGATCTCCGACGCCTTGACCGTGAGGCCGGCCGGCAGCAGCTTGGCGAGCGCGTCGCTGAGATCCTTGACCGGCAGCTCGTCGGGCCGGCCGATGTTGACGCGCGGATACTCATCCTGCGGCCCGAAATTGTAGGCGACGATCAGCGGTACCAGCTGGCGGGTGATAGTGGTACCGATGGCGATGCCGTCCGAGCGCTCGATATCCTCCTGGACGAGACGGTGCTCCTGGGCGACGGCGTGGCCGCCGGCGACCGCATCCGTCGTCGTCGTCTGGCCGAGCACCACCTTGGACAGCTCGTAGTCGATGTACTTGCAGCGCTTTTCGTAGAGGTCGGCCGACTGGCCGACCTGGGCGACCTCCGGGAACTCGATATCCATCGACTTGGGAAAGATGGCGGCGAGGTCGCCGGCGATGCCCTTGACCGCCCGCCAGAGGATGCGCCGATCCTCGTCCGTCGACGACGTGTCGTAGCGGCCGACGCGGATCGGCAGGCCGTAGCGCTCGCAGAACAGCGCCCAGTCGCGGTCCGTGAACATCTTGAGCATCCAGCCCCACAGCGCCACGCGGCCGAGACCGCCGCGGATGAGCTGGCCACTCTTGTAGCGATGGGTGTGGACGATAAACTTGTGCTCGGGCAGCGGCGCGTAGGTGACGCCCTCGCGCAAGCGGATCGTCTGGCCGTCGACCGCATCCGGGGCAAACCACGGTGCCGGACGGTGGATCAGCCGGGCAGGCCAGAAGTGGTCGCGATCGGTCTGCCAATCGATCTCCAGCACCGAAAACGACTTGGAAACCGCGTCGAGCATGTCGAGCATGGCGTCCTGCAACACGCCGGTGTCGATCCAGTCGCGGACGAGCTGGGCGTGCTGCTGATAGGGCTCCTCGTCGCCGGCGGCGGTCACGGTGATCGGCAGCTGCATCACCGCCCGCTTGCGGGTGGAGAGCACCGCCATGTAGTGGCCGGACTTTTCCTCGGCCTCCTCGGCAAGCTCGAGGTAGGCGCGCGGGTCGCCGTTGTCGGCCTGCCGGAAGATCTGCGCCAGCCGGATCGGCGTGATCCCCATCGACGGATACTGCGAGGAGCGGACCGACCGCCAGGAGGTATCCGGAGGCAGCGCCTCGCCGACGAGATCGGAGACGGCGACCGCCTTGGCATCGGGGCCGACGCGGCCGCGCTTGGATTTTTTGGCCATCAGAGGCTCCTCAAGTTGGGCAACAGGCTGTCCTGCTCCTCGTAGAGCGGTGCCTCGTCGTCATCGTCGAGCGAGCTGCCCTCGCCGGCCGGGGTGTAGGCGTACTCGCCCACCTCGGCTTTGCTGGCAGCAAATGCCAGTACGGCCGCGACGGCGGAATCGCCGTGACGATCCTCGCCGTCCGACCCCTTGACGTGATCGACGGAGATAGCCGGGAAGCCATTGCGGAGCACGACCAGACGATGATCGGCAACGACGTCCTCGCCGCCCGGCAGGATGAAACTCTGCTCCTCGAGCGCAGCCTTGTAATCCGGGAAATGCAGGGCGTACCAGGCCGCCGTGAACATCACGCACTCGACGCGCTCGATGCCGTAGCGCTGAGCCGCCGCCTCGGCATGACTCTGGCCGTTGCCGCGGGCGTCGAACTTGGCAAGCCATGTCGGCAGGACATTGAGGATCTGGAACAGGATCCAGCGCTGCACGTCGAACGGGATGCGCCTCAGCTCGATCAGGAACGACGATCGCCAGTGGTCGCGCCGATCTTCCTGGGCAACCAGAATGCACGAGAGGTCGCCGTCGCGGCCGAAATCCTGGCCGAGCACGCTCCGGCGCCGGCGATCGAGACCGTCGAGCAACGGCCGCACATGCTCCTCGAACCAGCGCTCGGCGACGATCAGCCGGTCCTCTCGAAGGAAGAAATTCTCGGCGACCGACCATGCGACGGTCGGAATGTCTGCATCCTGCGCCTTTTGTACCAGCGCGCGCGGCAGATAGACTCCCGACGACTTGCGCGGGATCGCTTCCAGCTCCTCGTTGCGCGCCTCGGTGCGCGGGCCGTAAGAGCGCACGATGGTGTTGACCCACGTCTGGAAGCCCTTGCGATCCGGCGTCCATCCCCGTTGTGCGCATGGTTCATCGCCGAGCATCAGCCGGACGCGGTCATAGAGGCCGTTTTTAATCGCAAGCGAAAACGGGATGTGGTGGATCGAATAGTCGTAGAGGCCGGCCTCGGTGTCCTTGATCAGGACGTTGAATGGGTTGTCCTCGCCGTTGTGCGACGAGATGATGCGGATCATGCCGCCCCAGGTGAGCAGGGCGTTGACGGCGTCGAGCACCGCCGTCACGTCGGGGTGAAACGCCGCCTCGTCGATGACGACAATGCCCTGAAGGCCGCGAATGTTCGACGGCCGCGACGAGAGGGCAACCACCTGGAAGCCGCTGGCGAAGGTGACGCGATAGGAGGCGATGTACTTGGTGCTGCCATCCGGCTGCTCGTCCGGGAACAGGTAATCCTGCACCGTCGGCGCCAGTTCGTGCGACACGACCAGCGCAAAATGAGCGACGTAGCGGATGAATTCGAGACCCTTCTCCTTCGTGTCACCGATGTAGTAGACGTTCTGTCCGCCGTCGCTCCGCCTGGTCGCGGCGATCAGCGTGTCGTCGAGCGCCTCGGCATAGGTGATGCCGGTCCGCCGGCCCTTTCTGGCGATCTTGAGCGGCGACTTGTCCTCGATCCACTCGACCTGGTGCGCCATCAACACGCCGTCGGCGAGCGGATCGTGGCCCTCCGGCAGCTTCGACGGCGCGAAAAACTCGGCGAAAAGCTGCTCGGAGCTGAGCACCGTCGAGTTTTGCAGGTCGGCCTCGGTGCGGCCGCTCATGACGGCGGCACCTGCGGCACGGACGGCGGTTTCTGCCGCACGCCCAGCAACTTGCGCCGCAGCTCGGCGGCGCGCTCGCCGCTGATCCCGCCTTCGGAGAGGGCGGCGGCGGTGTCGTCGACGGCCTTCGACAGGGCGGCCACCCGTTGACGCTCCTGCTCGAGGAGCTTCCGGGCCTCCGCATAGCGGACCTGATCGGACCTCGCCGCCGAGGACAAATCCTTGAGGGCCTTGGCGATCTGCCCAGCCTCCTTAGGGTCGAGCTGGGCCGGCTCGCCATCTTCGCCTTTTTGCAGCTCCATGAGGCTGGCATGCAGCATCTGCACGTTGAGCCGTGCCATCCGATCGTCGGCACCCTGGTCCTCCATGCGAGCCATGATTGCCTCGGCCGCCGCCCGGCTCTCATTGAGCCGCTTGGCCATCGCATCCCACTTGCGGATGTGCTCGCCGAGGCCGGTGCGGCTGACGTCGTCGACGCCGAGCGTCCGGAGGTGTGCGAGGATCTCGTCGATCGTCCGGCCCTGGCGGCGCAGGTCGCCGATGGCGTCGCGGATCTCCGTCGGCAGGCGGTCGATCTTGGAGGGGCGCGCCATGTCAGCTCTCCGGGTAGTCGATGCCGGGGATCGGGTCGATGTGGCGCTTGAGGTAGCTGCGGCCGCGCTCGGTGATCTCGAGGGTGCGGACGCGGCCCTCGTAGTAGACGATGCGGACGAGGCCGGCCTGCGCCATCATCTCGGCGTCGTCGGCCAGCGCATCGTCGCCTTGGAAACGGCCGCGGAAGCCGAGCACATACAGCGCCTTGCGCAGGAGGCTCTCGTTGATCGCCCCCTCATTTTCGCGGACCACACGGAGCGTCGCGAGGCGCCGGGACCTGATGGTGTCATCGACATAGTCGCTCACGTCATGGCTCCCTTGAGCAGATGGTTTTCGACCCGCGTCAGCGCGCGGGTGATCGACTGCATTTCCCGATCGAGCGACTCCAGCCGGGCGTCGGCCCGGCCGAGCTGCTCCTTGACGTCGGCAATGTCCTCGGCCGAGGGGAGATGGCGGATTTCCGTTTCGATCCGCAGCGTCCGGTTGGAGAGTTCGATTTGCGCGGCCAGCAACGGCGCCAGTTTGTCGGTGATCCGCGTCTCAAGCGAGGCGTCGGCCGCAGCGCGCGCCGTGGCCTCCGCCTGCAACTCGTCACGGCTGGCAAGCCCCTTGCGGATGGCCCAGCCGGCGGCCGCAAGCAGGAGGCCGGCCAGGAAGGCGATGGCCGGCCAGTATCGCATCAGCTCGTCCATCAATTCCCCCGGCGCTTCTCGGCGTGCGCCTGGTGCTCGGACCAGGCGGCGAGGTATTCGGCCGCCAGCGCGGGCGAATCCCTGATGACATTGGTGTTTTCGGCGTTGCGCTCGGCACTCGGCGAAAAGTTGAAACTGCCGGTCACCACGCTCTTGCCGTCAATCACCACCACCTTGTTGTGGTGGATCGGATGCCGGTAGTCGCAGCCCCAGGCGATGCCGGCCTTGTCGAGCGCGGCGAGGATCGGGATCAGCCGATCGGCGTCGCAGGTCTTGCCGTCGATGATGACCCGGACGTCGACGCCGCGGCCG